ACAGCCGTTCCAGGCATAGAACCTTGAGAATTTCCTGCTGATGATACGTCTGACCCTCCAGCCGACGTAGCAACAGGACCTTCGTTATTAGGCAACATTCCTGTTGCCATCATAATTGCGGATTGTATTTGAGAATTAAGCATGGTCAAAGACCCTTGGTCAATAGCGTCATCCATAAGTTCTTCAAAGATTTCTTCCATCTTTTCGTTCGGGAACTCTTCACCCAATGTACGCAAAGCACCGCGTTTTGATTCCAAACCCAATGACATTTTTGCTTGCACTTCGTTAAGTTTAATAAGTACATCTACAGGCAATGGGTCAGGCCAATGGCATGTTGTTTTGTATGTAATAGGGTCAGCAGGGTCTAATTCAAGAAGATTATCTCGTTCTGGTTTTGCTGACTTTAACTGGTTATAAACTAACATCTCTGGTCGGAACATAGCAGCAGTACGAATAATAAGTTCGTTGATTCGTTCAAGACCTTTTGAAAAATGAATCTTTTTCATTTGATAACGGTTCATCAAAGGCTGATACTGAATCGCCAGAGCAACACCAGAAGTGTTAGATACTGGTTGAAATTGTCCTAATGCTGCCTCTGGAATGCCTGTAATTTCATGCATCGTTCGTTTAATGATGTTTATGTATTCAATAGCACCAGCCATTTCGCCGCGAGATTCAAGGTTAAACACAGAAGCATCTTTTGGTAATCCAGCCCAAACTTTCTTTGGTCCTCTCTCAAGTTGGCTTGCTTTTGCTCCAGTAATGATTGTTACAGGTGCGGCATGATAGTTGATAATGTCTGAAACTTCAGCCATCTTTTCATTTAACTCACGATTTAAAGGAATAATATCCCAAATATCTGATTGACCCCAAGGTGACGAAGAGATACTTACGTTAGTAATATGAACAATAGGAACGCTTCCGATAGCGTTTTGGTATTCATCAATCAATTCATCATTAATAAATTGTTGAATGTTGTCATCAGTAAGGATTTCTGTAAACGTATAAACTTGGCGAGTACCTTCAGCAGAAGTTCCCCAAAAACGATATTTTAGTTTAAACCTAATGATACGGTCACGGTCATGTGGGTGATACTCAGGAAAACAATGCGCTGGGTTAAGTGGGATAACCCTAATACGACCTTCGTGTGGAATACCAGCACCATCTACAAAAGGTTCTTCGTACGCTACTTTGGTAAAACAATCACCAGTAACCCCAGCCAATTGCCCCATTTCCCACAAAACTTTATGTTTGTTATTGTGAGAACTCCATACATCATCTAGTAAATGAGGGATGATTGCATTGTTTTGTTCAGGAACTTTAAATTGAACGCCTTTACCAAAACAAAAGTTTGTAATGTAATCCGACATAGTTCGGACGTAGTTTAAATAAAATTGGGATTCTCCCATTTCACGGCGATACGACCAATGGTGTCCCAAGTACCACGCCCAAGCAGATGAATACCTGTTTAGGCGTGGACCATGAACTTCAAACTCTTCGTCTGCAAGTTCAACTAAACCTAGAGGGCTAATAGCAACGGTTAAGTCGCTAGACGCAGCCCTGTAAGACGGGGACCAAAAATCAATTGCCATTTAGTGACTTACTTCTTTTTGTTCTTTGCATCGCCTTTTTTAACTGCAGAGATTTTAGCAACTCCAGTTGGTCGTGCAACTGTTTCTTTAACTGCAGCCTCAACAACTTTACTTTGTTTGGCAAAAAAGTTAGCAATTTGAGGGTCTCCAATTTTAGTGCTAAGTACGTTAAGCACATACAGAATAGCAGGTAAAACTACGATGTTAAGAGCAGGGTCAACTTCCCATGTAGACATTAGGTACGAAACGACACCAATTGCCCCACCTTTAGTTGCCACGTCTTTGAGTTCAGATACATTAACTTTCTTAGCCATATTTAATCTCCTTGATAGGGTTGTGTTTTAATTATACCTTTTTGCGTCGTTTAACGCTTACTTTTTCGCCTTGTACAAATGAATGATAAGGCGACCCTGTGTTGGGGTCGTATTTGGAAGCAATAGCCAAAGCGCGAAGAGCATAGTTCTTTGCTATTTGGCTATTTACTTTTTTGTTACGAACTAATACTTGCAATGCTCCTAGAGCATATGACGAACCTGAACCCAAAGCGTATAGCCCAGTTGCTTCAGAAGACCATGAATAGTCGCTTTCTACAACGTATATATTGCTGTTAACGGCAACTATTACTGAAGAACCTTGTTCTGCAATGTGTTCTTTATCTTCTCTTTCAGGAACGGCGTATCCTTGGGCTTCAAAACATTCGCGCAATGCTGGAATAAACTTAGCCGTAAAAAATTGGTCTAACGATTTTTTGTTGGCTTTTACTAAGGGAGCAGGTGGTTGAAAGACATGTTGAAGTATGTTAATAGCACGCACGTCCCCAGCAGCGCCAATCAAATACTTACCGTTTTGAAAAACTTTACTAGACCCTTCTCGTAAAGTTCCAATTTGTGAAAAGTTGTCACCAAATGTAGATACGCGAGAGTCAGAACAAATTACGGCAAACCCGTCTCCTTGAATACCAATGATAGTAGTCATGGTTACTTAACGATAAATTCTTTACCATGATAAATAGCCCAACCATTGTATATAGGCATTAGTTCATATGAAAATTTATGGTCTCCATTTTGTTCATAAGTAACCACTGCTAGTCCTTGTTGCCAGTTTTCATATCTAACAAGTGGTCGTCCATCAAGGTCAACACCTCCTCTAGTAGAAGGTACTGCTCCGTCAATACGAGCAAGACAACCAGGAGAGGCTGCCATTATTGTACGAGGACCGTCAAAATCTTCTCGTGTTTTAAACGCCGTTTCACATCTGTGAATATGTCCGTAGATGACAGAGGTCTTCTCTTGGTTGAGATATACGTGAGCAGTTGACCCTGATGATTTAACTCTATCTCCGTGAATGACCCTAAGTTTTTCATTAATCCAAAAATCAGATGCTGGATACCCTGGTCGGTATTCAACACCAAACTCATCCATACGACAAAGGTATGGAACACTTAACACGGGCCAAGATTCAGGTATGTTTCCTTTTCTTAAACCATACGCCGCTGCTGCATTCATAAGCAAATATTTTGGCATTCGTTCTTCGTGATTACCAGCAAGCCAAACAATAGTTGCATTTGGAGCAGCCTCACGAAGTTCTGCACAAAACTTTGTTGCACGGTCAATCGCGGCTTGAGTAGTTTGTGCGTACGCTGGGTAGGTAAGGTATTTACCCATCTCTGGTAAATCTAAGTTGTCACCAACGCAAACAACTGTTTGTGGTTTTACTTCTCGTATCAATTCAATTGCAATTTGCACTGCTTTCTCATCGTGAGTTGGTTCAAGTTTTCCATCTCGTCCTCGGAAATAACCAATTTGAGCGTCTGGAACTATTACGCACTTTTTGTATTTGTTTTTGGTTTTAACAATTGTTTTTTTAGGAGGTAGTTTAATTGCTGGTCCTTGTTGGACTACAGGCCACTCAGGACCACTGTCCCAAGAAGGTGAAAACTGAATGGCAGCAAGGTCGTGTACTTCTGCTTCCCCATCTTCGTTTTTAGTAAGTGATTGGTATATAGATACCCGTTTTACATCACCAATGTCTTCAATGTCTATGTTCTTACGGTCAAGCAACTCAAGAAGTTTTCCAAGAACTTTGGTGTTTTTGTTTGGTTGGTTTAAGTCATTAATCAGATTGTTCACAGGAGCACTCCTTGTTAACGTGTCGTTGAATAGTACTTGGGCTTATTGGATAACCATTTTTACGAAGAACCTTAGATAACCATACACTGCTATATGTTTTATTTTTACCTTGATATTGCGTAGTGCGAATTAACTCAATTGCTTTTTTAATTGCCTCTGAAGTCTCTTCAGGAAGCATATCAAGCATGCGACCTACTTTACATTTCTGTTGATTTTGTTCTTTTGTTGGGTTTAATAAATCGTTAATTAACGATGAGTTGTCCAAGTTGTGCTCCATTTTGTGTGGTTTTAAACACCATTACAATGTAGTGTAATGGCTCTTTACAGGTATGTCAACTCCCTACAAAATTACTTTAAACCAAGAAGTTCTTTTACTTTTGAATTAACAACAGAATCAGCGTTAAGTTTATTGGCAACTTTAAACGCTTTAATTGCCTCTTGGGTTTTTGGCCCAAGGTCTCCATCAACTGAACCTTTGTAGAAACCTTTGTCTTTGAGGGCTTGTTGGAGTTCTTTTTTTTCATCTTTATGAGATGACGTTGGTGGGGCTACTGCCAAGTTGATAGTAGGTGACTCAACTTTGGGCTGTCCACTAGTAAACGCAACTACTGCTGGAGGTGGTGTATCACCACATACGTAGCGCAAATGCCAGGGTTCGCTGGGAACCACTTCCCATGAAAATCCAAAATCTTTAACGTTGGCAATTAGCCAGTTAAGACGCTTTGGTTCTCCTGCTGAATGCACGTCAACGGCAATACCGAGATTATGGTTTGATTTTCCTGGGGTGGCAAGCATTGCCATACCTTTTTTTAGATACCAGGTTTTTCCTTCAAATGTTTTTGTGCTGGTTCCTTGAATTGGTTCCAAAACGTAGCGCTGTTTAAAACCCGCCAATTGCGACTCGTAACTGCGGTAGAGGTCGCCTGATGACGTGGGCTTGAGTTCAAGCCCGTCTGCTTTGGCTTTGGCGACCATTGCGTTCCATGCGTCGGCTGCTCGCCAGTGGAGTTTTCCTCCTCCTGGGATTGGTCTAAGTAGAGATTCGGGCAGTTTTCCAGGTTCAACTCCTTTAAGGTCGGCAGGCATCTTGATTGGAACAATGTAATCCCATGCAACTTTACTCATTGTACATCCTTTGTTTTG